ATGAACATACCAAACTGTCTACAAATAATGACTCTCAACCAGATTATTATGTATATACTGACGGAGCGTGTAGCAAAAATGGTACAAGTCATGCATATGCAGGCATCGGGATATATTTTAGCCAAAATGATTCACGTAATGTATCAATGCGACTTTCCGGTAAACAAACGAATAATGCTGCAGAATTGACTGCGATTGTAAAATCAATACAATTAGTCGAAAATGATGTTCGAAACGGTAAATGTGTAGCTATTGTGACCGATTCAGAATATTCAATACGATGCGCCACGACATATGGCGAAAAATGTGCTAAAAAACAGTGGAAAGACGATATTCCAAATAAGGGTTTGGTTCGTGAATTATACGAACTATATTCGCAAATGTCTACACTCAAATTTATTCATGTAAAAGCACATACTAAGTTAACGGATACACATTCTATTGGGAATCGAGAAGCAGACCGATTAGCATGTGAAGGAGCAAACATGTAATATTTCATTTATTTCTTCTTTAAACACCCATTTAGAACTAATTGGTTATCAACTATTATTACACATGAAATTAATCAGCTTTGATATTGGAATCAAAAATATGGCTTATTGTATTTTTATTGTTGATGGCGATACAGTTCAAGTCCAAGACTGGGGTGTATTAAATTTAATGGATGAATGTGAATTACCTCAAAAATGCACTTGCAAACTCGCCAAGAAAAATACAGATAGTAACTGTAACAGTAAGGCAAAATATGTGAAAGACGGACAATATTATTGCGAAACACACATGAAAAAAGATATGAAACTGAACAACTGGATATTGAGAAATAAATCGAATTCTCCAGCGACCATAAAAAAAATGAAGAAAGACGAGTTGATTGATTGTGGGAATACATACAAAGTATGGAAAGATACACCTACATTTTCAACCAAAAAGGCGTATTGTGATGCTATCTTGGAACATCTGGATGCGATTGGTATAAATCCAATTGTGTTTAGAAAGAAAAAAACAGCAGGTGAAGTAGATTTAATCACTATCGGTCGAAATATGAAAACGTGTTTGGATAATTTACGCAATGTTCATAACATTACACATGCAATCATGGAAAATCAAATATCTACAATCGCGTCGCGCATGAAAACAGTTCAAGGAATGTTGGCGCAATATTATATTATGCAACCATATTTACCACATATAGAGTTTGTATCTTCTGCAAACAAATTAAAACATTTAGTGATTTCTGCCGAACGAGATACCTATAAACAACATAAAAAAGATAGTGTCGAATTTTGCGAAAAGTTCCTATGTTCAAATCAACATTTAGGAAATTGGAGAGATATTTTACATACACCCAAGAAGGACGATTTGGCCGATGCATTTTTACAAGGAATCTGGTATTTAAAACACACAAAACTAATTACTTATGCGGACAACTTAAAAATAAATAGTGTGTCTTTATCATAAGTTGATTTTATGGAAATCATTGATATTGGATTAAGTGATCTCGAGCCTGTATCTTTTCAATTACACGACCATGAACAAGCAAGGCCTGCCGATTCTGGTCCTTCTGTGAATTTCGGACCTGGTATAGAATTGTTAATGAATGATAAAGGACGTTCAGGAACTAGTTCTACAAATGTTGATGTAAAAGATTTAGATGCACTGGAAAGCGAATTAAACGAATTATCCAATAAACCAAACGAATCCACATCAAATAGTGGCGGAGGATTTGCTGATATATTTAAATTTGGCGGTGCTAGTAATACGCCTACTAATGCTCCTCTTGAAACCGATTCTAAGATTGGTTCTGCTACGATGGACGGTATCGGTTCTACAAGCACGTGGGACGGCTACGGTAAAATGAATGATGTTCCCAATACAACTGCACCACGTATGACCGAGCGTGAAAAGCGTCGCAAAAAGCGTGCTATGATTAAAAAATTGGATGAATGGTATGAAAAAGGGTTAATTAAACATAATTCTAATTTCAATCTAGACTCTGATTACGATGAAGTCGAAGATGAATATGAAACTGCGATGGAAGACAAACGTAAAAAAGACAGTGTTAAGTTACAAGGTTGGTGGTTTACAACATTGATTAATTCACTTGAATATGGTAACGCAGTATTTGACCCATTTGGATTAAATCTAGATGGCTGGGGTGAGCAAATTAATGAGGATATTGATAGTTATGAAGACATTTTTTCGGAGCTCCACGACAAGTATAAGGGTGGTAAGATGTCTCCTGAAGTATCATTATTATTACGCGTTGGATTCAGTGGTGCTGTCTTGAATATAACCAATAAAGCACTTTCCACTGCTACACCCGGATTCAATGATGTTATTAAGCAGAGTCCGGAATTGATGAAAATGTTCTCGACCGCGACTGCACAAACAATGTCTCAGCAAAGTCCCGGGTTTGATTTTGTAAACAGCGTTTTACACCCCGACGAACAAGTAAACACTTCTCACGGAGTACCTCCTCCTCCTATGGAAACACAATCACAAGCACCACCAAGTAGACCGGGAATGCAGTATACAACTGCACCTACTAATCGACCAGATATTTCGATGGGTAGAGGAACCATGTTTCGCGAAGAAGGTGTGAATGTAAATAACCAATATGAGAATGTATCCACTGAACAAAATCAGCCTACATCGAGACCAGAAATGCGTGGACCACAAAGTGTTGACTTAGATAGTCTACTTTCTGGTTTAAAAACACGTGAAGTAAATTTGGGCGATAATCGTAATGATGAAAATACATCTATGGTAAGTGCATCATCACTTAGAGATGGACAAAATACCACATTACCTACTCGCACAAACCGTAGAAAGCAACGTTCTGATAAAAACACGATATCTTTGGACATTTAAAAACAACAATATAAATATGTAAAATATTCGAATGTTTTACATACTTAGGATACTACCGAATCGTCGGGGATAATATCTATTTTATCGCGACATCCAATCTTGGACATGTCGTGTTGAATTTCTGATATTAAATCACTTGACGAAGTAATATAACAATCAGGCAATACGGCATGAATAAAAGCCTGTATACTACCTATCGCAAAACGACGACATAAAGACATCGAAAACCAAAAATGTCGCATATAGGTCATACAGACCTTCTTTGGGTGTGTAAATGAAAATACATTCGAGATAGAAGATAACATTTTGTTTATGTTCTATATATTACTAATTACATCTCAAAAAATACAAAAAATATAATATCATTGCAATTGACTTAAATATTTATTTATAGTATTTTTATAATGTCTGAAACAACTAACGATAATGCACATTTTGAGCCATATGCTATACATGGAACCCGGCAATTTTTTAATATGAGTATTCAATTATATACTTACCTTTATGATACAATTGTCGCGGCGGCTAATAGTGAACAAGGTAAATCGATTGGAATGAATTTATTATGGACATTCAGCAAAATATGTGTTTATGCGGAACGAGGGGGAATACTATTATATAATTCAAATGATTATATCAAACAAGGTGTAGACCAATGTGTTTCTATGAAAGAATGGGTCGACAATTTAACTAGTAATAAGAAGATTGAACCAAAAATGAATACTTGGATTCATGTGTGTAGAATAAGTAATCAAGACAACTCTTATTTGGAAATATATGATAATCTCTCTGATACTCTCACTGAAGCCGAATGCGTAAGAAAGTATCAAAGTGCGTATTTATCTGTCTTAAATGAATCAGTTCAATATAATGATACATGTGTATTTCTTAAACAGAACAATTTGTATTGTATTCGCAAGTGCTCGGGACACGACATTAAACTCGATGTTGCGACGCCTATCGAAAAATCTAATTGTGTACCCATATCAATTGTATACAAACACCCGGATATGACCGAAGAGATTGACCTATTATTTCTACCCAATGAAATGTATTGTGTGAATAATAGCCTCTTTTCAAAAGCGTTTGTTAGAAGGATTTTGGAATATCAAGAAAAACCATTTGTCTTTGATGACCGTTATACAATAGACATTATAGATTCGAGTGTTACGATGTATACAATAACGAAAAATGAATATATGAAAATATTAGTAGACGAATTCAAAATAATCAGTTTGGACGATGCCGTTAACGTATGTAAGGAGCCGATTGGAGATAGTAGCTCGAGTGATGAAGACGAGTCTATCGATGCCGTTAACGTATGTAAGGAGCCGATTGGAGATAGTAGCTCGAGTGATGAAGAACAACCACAAAACAGTGAGGATTGCGTCGACACATAAATAGAAACAAATGGCTTAAAGATTTATATAGTATTATAATAAGGGAATGTCGTTAGACGATTCGTGTATCCCAAACAATAGCGTTTTGCATGGTAAATGGGATCTATATTACCATTTACCACACGACAAAAAATGGGACGTTTCTAGTTACAAATGTATCGCAAAGGACATTCAATCAATTGAACAATTAATCGCAATAAATGAAAGTTTATCTGAGAAAATTGTTAAACATTGTATGTTATTTGTAATGCGCAGTGGTATTACTCCTATGTGGGAGGACGTGAGGAATCGCAATGGTGGTTGTTTTTCGTTTAAAGTAATTAACAAACAAGTCCACGAAGTCTGGAAATCCCTTTTTTACGCGCTATGTGGTGAATCTTTGTGTATAGACAAGGAAAATAGTGAATATTTGAATGGAATTACCATATCACCTAAAAAAAGTTTCTGTATTGTAAAAGTGTGGTTGAAAGATTATTCTTTACAAGACCCTAGTATTTTAACTCCTATTACTAACTTATCAAAACAAGGTTGTTTATTTAAAAAGCATGCACCCGAGTTTTAAGTTTAGCAAAGATATATTTGTATTTATCATTACCTATTATAAATATATAATAGACAATGAACTCATCAAATATATATATTTTTGGATATGGTTCGTTACAAAATATAAATTCGATTCGTAACACTCTGAACGAGATTACACATATCGATGAAACCCCATTTACTGTTCGTGTTAAAAATATGAGACGTGGCTGGTATTTACCAATAAATAAAAATAATCTTATCACAAAACCTTGGACAACACTTGCTTGTGTAGAAGAATCTGGTTACTCAGTAAATGGAGTACTTATACAAATTACATCAGAATGTTTGAGATTATTGGATGAACGCGAAACAGATTATGTACGAAAAATAATACAACATGAGCAAATAACTTCGATTTGTGATACAGAACTATGCTCTAATTCAATTGCATATTATTATGGTATTGATTCGGAATCAAAACAACCGCCGTCTTTACTTACACCCATATTACAATCATATTTGGACACATGTTTAATCGGTTGTATTGAGATTGATGCGAAATTAGGTAATATGCACTACGAATACACAATCGAATTTTTACAAACAACTCATGAATGGAATTCAATGTATCATTGGGTGAATGACCGCATTTTCCCTAGACGACCATATGAATATGTTCCATATGCACGCATAATTGATAGACTTTTACATCTGTATATTCTATCATAAATATTTACATCTTTGTTAAAATCCAAAGATGTAAATTAGTTCGTTGTATGTTTAACCGGGTGGTAGAGGAGCCAAACATAGCTTTATTTCTCCGAGTGAAGCTACGTCATATTTAACAATAAGAGGTAAATCATTACCAAGATACATCTCTAAATGACTACATAATGGGGTGCATTTGATAAAATGAGATAAACTTTTTAATGAAAATTCTCCTTGTATAATCACAGACGCGTCGGGTTTATTGATAAACTCCATATATCCGTCCGATTCTGAACGGAATATACGTGAACTTGCGAAATTCCCCTCACATGAAAATATCAAATCGCTTCCTACCGACTTAATCTCAATTCTATCTGAAATACCATTCATGTCGCGAATTATTTTTTGGAAGTCGGACGTAGGAAGATTGATGACGGTTGAATATTCCACATCGGGAACAACTAATTCTTCCGTATCTGGCTCAATTAAACGCAATTTCTGACTATAACATTGTTTTATATCACCGTTATCATATTGCAATCCAAGATGTGAAACAATTCCATCATGATAATCATCGTTATCTATATACATAGACAACGTATCATCATTCGACATGGTTGATATCACTTTAAACAAATGCATTGTATTCGCACATACTATCACCTTGTCTGGTATACAATTATACAGCTCAAATTTGTGTGCATGCAATATTACATTCACCAATATAGTATGAGTTTTGTCGAAGTTAATAATTTTCAACCCATTGTCCGTATATGTGATTGTCGCGTCAGTTAATATATCCTTAATCGCTGTAATCATATTACGAATCGGTTGAATCTGCACAGTCTTGATTGTTAACACATTATTTGCCTCGTTCATTTCTGCTATATTATAAGAAATTAAACGCACTTGTTTTTATATTTTCTTTTACCCTAAACAATAAATGGTGAGTGAATGCTTTTATATTCGACCATTTCATTTATTTACATGTCTTATTACGTAATTTACACGTTTTTCTAGCCATTTTCAACGCGCGACTTGTTGGTTTACACCCTTCTTTTAATATATGATAATCGGATATCGATGCATTTCCACCTGTTATAGAACTTGCTAAACGTGCTAACCCCCAACTTTCTGCACTTTGATTTGGTCGCGAACCACTTGAATAATAGGCACCGCGCCCCTTATTTACAATTTTTTCTAAAGCCTTTTCAGTGCACCTCGTTTTGGTCGATAATTGTCTCGATGGTTTTATATTTTTAATACTATATGTTTTTCGCGCACGACTCAGATGATTTGATTTGCGCGATTTGAATGTTTTTACTTTGGGTCGTGTATAATATTTCTTTTGTTTATACAATTTTCGAGATTTTTTAATGTTTTTTCGCTGTTTCTTCCTATCTGAACTAGATAATATATTCGGTATATAACGCTTTGGAAACTTGTCCATGGATAAACTATCTTATAATATAGGTAACTATTATTGTAGTAGCTATATATATATACATGCAACAGTCTGAACCTGTTATTGCCGTCTTTATTGATGGCGAAAACATAAATCAAAACCATTTTCAGGTAATCAACCAAGAAATACGTAAACATGGTCGCATCATAATATATAATATTTATGCAGATTGGACAGAAGTCGCATTGAAGAAATGGAACCAGGTTGCTAGACAAAATGGTCTATTGTGTGTTCATTGTGATAAAATTAGTGGGAAAAACTCCGTCGACCTACGTTTAAGCGTAGATATCATGAAAACACTTTATACAAACGATACGATTGATATTTATTATCTAGTGACTTCTGACTCTGATTACAGACATGTTATCATGGAAATAAAACAGAAGAATAAATCTGCATATTGCATTGGCGTATCTAAAGTTAGTCAATCTTTAACATCTGTATGTGATAAATATACCAAGATTGAAGATTTATTACCGACAGAACCCGTTTTATTAGATATTGAGGTAATATGGAAAATTGTCCACGATTGTATACTCGCCTGTAAAAATAACATTAGTCTGATTAAAGACGAAATCCTTAGACAACATGCGAAATTTGACCAGAAAACATATGGTTATACCAAATTTTCGGATTTTTTATCTAAAGAGTTTGAAAATATAATCTATGTTGAAGATGGAAATTGTATGATGTTATAATATATATGGATTATAGTGCTGGTTTTGCAAAAGACCTTATTGCCTTTTTTGGATTTATAATCGCCTTTGTGATTATTTACAATACAAATGATTTGCACAAATTAAAACCATTGTTTTTGGTATCTTTATTACTCGCGATGTTTATCGACGGATTATATTCTTTTTATCCGGATTTTCATAATACAACGGTTGGATATAATGCACCAACATATGCATTAGTCACCGTCTTATTACTATTTATACCAAGTTTATTCTTCTTATACAAATAAGGTTTGTGTATTCATATACCAAATACACAAACAAACACATTACATATCAAATAATTCTACATTTACACGTTTATCCTTTGTTGTTTTTTTCCCTACCGCAGTTAATTCATTAATGTCCGCATCTGTTCTTTTTAGTAACTCTTTCATTTCTGTTAAATCAAACAATTCACCTGTTCTTTCGTTTAATGCATATTTAACACCATTATATGGATACGTTATTATTCCCGATTTTACGGTCTGTGTTTCTTCTACATCTTTTGAAGCGGCATCTTGGGTAATTGCCGGTTGAGATGCGAAAGCATTTGTAGACACTGTTCCGAAGTTAAAACACACCAAGTTTTCTGATTTATTTTGCTGCTCATATAGTTTACAATCCATCGCAGTCTCTTTTACTGCGTGAAGAATTTGCGAATTTACATGGTCCTTAATTAAAGCATTTTCAAATAATTGTTGGTCGGTTGTATTTACA